GTAAGCGGCAAGCTGGCAGAATTGTGATTAAATTCAAAAGCAATGCTTCGACCATTGACACCAAAGTCTCGTCTGGTCTGATAAGCGTTTTGATAAATTGCAAAAGTCGCTTGAACAGTACTAAAGTCATAATTTCTAACTACATTAACGTTCACTGTTCCAGTCACACCACTTGACTGATTTACATCTAAAAAGAGTCTGCGAAAGGCGTTTTCTACGTTTTCGCCCCTTGGTGCATCAAATTTTGTCTTTACTTTTAGGCTCATACCTACGCCGTTATCAGCATAAAAGCTCGGACTAAAGTAATGAACTATTCCAGACGCATCTCCAAACCACATTTCTTTTTGCGACAATGGTCCTTTAATTGGCGCAATTGCAGTAGGCCTGAAACCATCAAAAAACGTCCAGGCCTTTAAAAGGTAATCGTAAACCACTGTCAGATTGTTGACTGTGCTCCCATCAACCGGAATGCCAAACCAAATTTGGTTTCGAGTCGCATAGTGAACAGCCACAGCTTTTTCAAGAGCTGCTGTAACATTCATTCGTCTCATGGTCGGCTCAACTACCTGAGAAATAATACGCCAACTTGAGCCGTTGTATTCGACAACACCCTTTTCATCTAAAAAGAGCAGCATATTGTCGTATTCAGCTATGGCTTTATTCGAAAGGCATCCGTATTCGGTCGAAATCTCAACTTGGATGAAATTGTCTGGTGAGTCGCCCACAATCTTATGAAACGATTTGCGCTTAAAAATGTGCATTTCGTCTTGGAAAAACCAAAGACCAGTATTGCGGTCGCCGTCGTTTGTTCTAGTTTCAAAAATGCTTTCTGGCAAAATATATTCAGGCTCACCAACCTCAGAATAAAACGTGCCAGAAGGGGCGCTACTAAATCCGGAAAACCACAATCTGTCATTGCCAATTTCAATATATTTTGGCGTATAACTCGCAATAAAGCAAAAAAGCTGCCCAGAAAACCCCTTTGATAGATCAGTGAAAAGCTCAGGAAAATCAAACTCTGTAATCGTAAGCGTTGCTGTACTTGTAGGAACAAAAGTGACAAATCGAAAAGCTTCATGAACTATTTGACCGCTAAATGTAGGGAAAAAGTTAGGGTTTGCTGGCCCCAAATCAAAAGGGTCAAAACTAGGACCACGCGCTGTCAAATAAATACCAATTGCCGTAATCCCATAACCACTAGGCACACTAAACCCAGAAACCCTAAATTGTGTAAGGTTTAAAAACGTGTCTCCAGGTGTTTGCGGAGAAGGTGGCGACAGCGGTCCTTGATAACCATCGACTCGAAGGTAATTATAAGACACATAGACTTGAAAAGGTGTCCCAGTAATGCCAAAAGCAACCGCTGAAGGGCTGTAAGAAATAACGCCAGAAAACGTAGAAAGCCTTGGAGGACATGGCACTGATAAAGGCAAAAGAGTTTGCCCGTCCCAGCCTCCAGCAAATTCACCGTTTGCTAGAAACAACCTGTTCGTAAATGTTGCAAAATCAAACGGCTGCCCACTACTAAATCCAGACCGAAGACTATCAAACGTCCCAAGGTTATAATAAAAAAGAGCCGTGGCGTTGCTGGCCACGATATAGCTTGCACCATTGAGCTTCTCAAACTCGTATAAACCAGTCACTGGACCAGTCAGCCCCCCAGTTACAATTTGCGTGTAACCAGGACGTTTTGACAGCGCATTAGGAGTGTTAAAATCCATGTTTCTGATGTCAGTGCTCTGAGCATCAGTTAGCGTATATTTAGAGGTCTTTTCGTTAATTCCTCCAAATAACCTATAGTTTGTGTCAGCACGTTTTTGTTGAGCCATTAAAACGAACCAAACCCATCCTCGGTAGCCACGACCATTCTTGGGCTATCGACTGTTCTACTTTCTGCTGTTTCATCTAGCATTTTCTCATAGTAAAGCAGCTTAGACTCAATCGGTGCCAATGACCGATCATCTCTTAAAAAACCATCTCGAGCTGCCAATATTGCAATGTACTCATGCCAGTCCTCTGGAGCGTCTGGAACATCGGCGTCATTATCCATGTCAGAAACTCGAGGCGCGTACCACATACGAAGCACCACAGCCTGATTAGGCACTGGAAACAGGGAAAATGTGTTTTTGTTAATTAAATAGTTATAGGGCAAGCCCTCACTTGATCCGTTTTGGATATTATAGCCAGCTACATCTTGCTCGTTTCGAGTAATGGGGTAAATGCGCTCTGTGGTCGCCGTGTCCCCTGAGCCCGAAGTAATGCGCTCTAGTCTCATGAGCTGCATAAAGTCTGTTGGAAACTGGTAGTCTCTTTGCCCTGGAACCGTAGTCGTTTCAACGCAGATTGTGTAAAAATCGTCCCCCGCTTTTAATAACTTTTTTTGAAGCTCACGTTGAGCTTGGTTGATAAAGCGGTCCATGATGGCGTCTGTGTAGTAGCCCTGCTCAATGTCATCAAGCCACACTAATGCTAGTTCTTTAATCTCGCCTCGGTTCAATCTAGCCCCCTTTAGGCAAGACTCCACGTAGTCGAAACAGTCGGACAGGCGCTAAAAGAAGTGGTTACACCTGCACAAACCGCATAACTTGTAATTGGAGTCGTTATACCTATGTATGTGTCACTCACGACAAACCCAAAAGTCATTAAGCCTAACGGTCGCCTGTCATCTATATCTGGCGAAAACGTTACACCCTGACAGAGGCCCCAATTTGCCTGAGCAATTGGGTCGTGCCTCGTTGTCCTGAATGGTGTACCCATAGCGTGAAAATTTTATCAAAGATTCATGGCTTTTATAAAGTGTTTTGTTGCATTAGCCCAAGAATACTGGTCCGGATCGACGTTAACTAGCCTCCAGCGCTCTTCTAAAATAGAATCCACTAGCTCTTTGGCCCATATTTCGTAGTCCTCTTTGGTTGAGGCGTCTCGATCCATGATTTTGCACATACCTTTAGCCTCAGCGTCCGCTAAAGTGTAGGGCAGCGCACCAATGCCCCTGACTAATGGATAGGTGCCAGAGCAAATGGCTTCAAGAGCCGTAATACAGAAGGTTTCAAGGAAATCTGTCGGATAAAGCCACACAGCAGACTCTTTAAAGTGCTGAATAAGTGTCTTTTTATCCACCATGCCGTGTGATTTTATCCACGGTTCACTTGCAGCCAGCCTATCGTAGTGATTTGCTAGGTCATCTCGGCCTATTTTTCTCATGTTTGTGGTCGAATAGAACAAATGAAGCTCTAAATTAGGGATTTTTTCTCTGGCAAGCCGACAAATCTCTATTGCTGGCTCCCAGCCTCGGTCTGGACTGCTCGAAAATATGACTTTTACTGGGTTTTTAGAGGTATATTTCTCTTGAAATAGCTCTGGGTCGATCCCGTTTGGCACAATATCAATCTTTTCCATAGGGATACGACCAATGTCGTGCAAAAAATGCCTGTGAAAGCCTGAAAGCCCCCAGATTTTGTCATAATTATCTAAATGCTCAGCCCCCGCCGACAATAAATCATGCGACCAGACAAAGGTTTGAGCACTGGTGAGCTTTGCTGCATGTCTCCATGCAATGTGTCGAAGCGGTAAAAACTTTTTAAAATAGCTCTCAAGATGCGACAATGGCAGGTATTGAACACCGCTTGGCATAACATCGGCTGTTTTACGGTTCATAAAAACCTTAACCGGTTTGCCTGTTTGTTTGTGTAATTGTCTTGCGACCTCTACACAAGCCGTCTCGCTACCGCCAAGCCCATCCCTTTCTAAAGCTATCTCATCCCACTCTTTTGTAAAACTAGCCGGAGGCGTTGTGATAACAATGTCCTCCGTCTTTTGTAGCTCTGCCGAAAAAGGTGCCAAATTAGTTCTGTCGATTAAGTCTATTTGGCTTTGAAAAGCCACAGCGTCAGGATGGTTTTGAGCCTTTAGGTTATCCACCTCTTTTTGAGCTCGCTTTGTATCCATCATACGAAGATAAATCTGTGCGAGCTGGTAGCTTGGGTAAATAGATTTGGCAATGGGACTAGAGTAAATCGCACCGTTCGCATTACCAGGACCACAAATCTTTGCAGCTTCGTAAAACGGAATAGCCTCAGCCATCTTGTTTAGATTGCATAAAGCATC